TTACAATCTTATGGGACACACGTTCCAAATTTAATGAAGGTGTATCGGGATGTCCTAGTTCACCAAGGGCACGATTGGTATCAATATAATCTTTGGTATAACGTGCCACTTCTTGGCGCAAGGTATCCATCTTGTACATACGGTTATTACGATTGACTTGATCACCAACCAGAAAACGACCTTCGATGTACATGTTCTTTTTACCACTCTCGGTGGTTTCGGTAAGATACTTAACGTCTTCTATATGTTCTTTAATTAATTTCATGGAATTGTTACCCCTGTGTACGGATCAACGTTGTACGTTGCTACTTTAGCAACTTCCATAACAAACGAACCACCAGTAGTGATTGTGATTACCAGGCTGCTTGTACTATTACTGTTAATTGCAGCACCAAATTCATCAAAACGCATTTCACCTGCGTTGTGGAGAGCTAGTAAAGGAAAACCATTTCGTGTAATACCAATGCTACCGTTAGTAGACCAAGAGATACGTCTAATGTCAGCAGCAGATACAGTCTCAGTGGTTGCGTTTGCTCTTAGATCAGTAAGTGCAACGGTGGCAGTGCCAGCATCGCAACCAGTAATGATCGATGTGCCTCTTAATGTATTAAAAATTTGAAATGCCATTTTACTTTAGTCCTATAGATGTTCTTCGGCGCATCGACATCTTCCTTTTAATCAATGTACGCCTTAGTTTTGCTCTTCTTGTTGTTTTCCAGGAACGTTTTAACTTACGTGCCTTTGCTAATCTTACTGTCGCAGGAATTCTTCTTACAGTATTCCCTGCCATCTTGTAACCTTTGAGTCCAGACTTACGAACATTCCGCTGAACTACGATTCGTCCTTTGTTACTTCTACGAATACGTCTACGAATCTTTTGTATACGACCCATCTTCACTATGTTTGGATTACGTTTAGTTGCTTCATCCAAATCTTCCCACTCAACTTCTTCGAACATTGCATCAACAACAAACGGCTTTGCCTCTTCCAACTTCTGTGCAACAAGTTCATCCAGACGAGCAAAGATAGCTTCTCTAGCTTCTTCTAACTTAGAGTTTAAAATATGTTCTACAAAACTCATAAGTTTTATTGAAACTTTCTTCGGTATTAGTTAATGATTCTACAAATTTTTCTTTGTTCTGTTCTGTCAGCTTTGAATAAGCATACAAAATATGCTCAATCATAGAAGTATCAAGTTCAACTAATACACCATCACTAAGTTCTACAGTCTGTTCTTCTGATTCTTCTTGAATTACTTTTAATTGTTCTATAAAATTCTCAGCTTGGATTGGAGAATTGAAAGCCGGACCATAAGGAACACTGAAGTACCTTCCCAACTTGTCACTCCAATAAAGGGCAATACGTGTACCGTCAGGGTAAAGACGAACTGCTTTCCTTCGGATTACAAGTACAACAGGCGGATCAGGAAATGCCATATTGTCTGGTGCGGCTTCCTTCAACTTATCCTTTTTACCTTTTGTGTATTCCAATCTTTCTCCAGTTTTATCTCCGATCCTAATGCGGTGTGCTTTAATTTTGTAACCAGCTTTACTGATTTTAAAATTAGCAGAACTTAAAACACCTTCATTAAAATCTTCTAAAGACTTCATTCTTCTTCTGAAACTTCTTCAGAGTCCTCTTCAACTTCTTGGTCTTCTTCTTTACCACCAAAGATAGTTGTAGCTAAATCTTTTTTGTGTGCTTGCAGTGCATCAAATGCTTTGGCGGAAAGTACTCCATCTAAAGTATCTTTAGCTTCAACATTGTCACCTGCGGCAATTTGATTAATAAAATTTTGAATATCCATAACGACTCCTATTTACGCTTTTTATTTATGCTGACTACAGACTTGTTCACTTCATCATCCAAACCCGGTGTCAATGACTCTTGATCCTCATCATCATCAACTGTGTTATCTTCCGGTTCAGCTTGTTCGTTACCTTGATCTTGAGCCTGTCCCATTACTGGACCTTGCATATCATCCGGTAACGAATCTTTTTCTTCTGCAATCTGTTCATCCATTTGTTCAATCTCTTCATCTGTCATCATCAAAACTTTATTCTTGATGTAATGATTGGAGAAGTAACGACCAATATATGGATCGATTAACTGCAACATCTGTAAACGATTCTGCAACAACTCTGCTGCACGAAGTTCGGTAAAGTTATTATCTTTTTGGAAGTCGTAATAGATATCTTCTTTGAAATCTTCCCACTCTTCCGATGTACAAATACCCTTTAAGATTAATTGAGTACGCAGAGCGTGATCAAATAACTGTGTGAATTTATTGCGGAGTCTAGTAACAAACTTGGCAAACTTTAATTCATCACGGGTAACTTCTTGTGAACGACCCATACCAGCAAAGCCGCCACCACTGTCTTCTAGGCGTGAATATGGTACATTCAAGCACTGTAATAATTTCTTTTGGAAATACTTAACATCTTCTAGTTCACCGAGGTTTTGACCTGCTGGTAGTGTCGTAATTTCTGTACCTTTACCACCTTCACGGCGGGGTAACCAGAAGTCTTCGAGCATAGACATGTGCTTACGTTCATCACGCAGTTCACCTGTGTTGGCATCATAGACCATTTTATTACGATACTTGACCATAACGTCACGCAGGTATTGTTCGGCTTTACCTTTAGGTAAGTTACCAACGTCAATGTAGAATATACGGCGTTCTGGTGCGCGACTGATACGATAGATAACAATTGCATCTTCAATCATACGAAGTTGATTGAGTGCTTTGATTGCTTTGTGTAGATATGAAATAACAAATGTATTCTTTGCATCCATCATACCAGAGTTCACATTGATAATTGAATCTGGTGCAATACGAATGCCTTGACCTACATTTGATGTGAATGTTTGAGTAGTCTGTCCTTTATCATTGTAGACATAATACTCTGCTGTAGATACAATAATCGATGCGCCTGTCTTAGGATCACGATCCTTTTTAATCTCACGCACTTTACGAATCTTACGTGGATCAATGTATCGTAGTTCTTGTATACCTTCTTTAGGATTCTTATCGTTGACGATAACATGATAGAACAATCGTCCATCAATGTACCAACGTTTGAATAAGTCATCTGCAAGGTTAGAAAAGTTCAACATCTTCAAGACGTTCTGAAACTCTTCGTTGATTTTCTTTTTGATTGATTCAGGTTGTTTGAGATTATCCATTACGATATCACAAACTTTACCCGCTTCGTCGTGGGAGATTGCTTCGTTGACAATCTCATCGATTGCCATATCTAATTCTGGATGATTGGACATCTCACGATAACGTGTGATAAGTTCAATCTCATTACGGACTGAACCTTCTAAGTCAACATAAGTGCCGTAGTATGCATTTTGAGTAACGGTAACTGCACCGTCATCAATAGCAGCAGTAGGCAGGGCAAAAGATGCCTGTTCAGGTTTTTCTTTCTGAACGACATCTTTTGTGCCTAGTGTAAAGCCGAATAATTTGATCGAAATTTTATGTACCTCTCATTCTAAAGTATTAAAAGTTGGGGAAATCCCCCAACTCCTAGATCACGCCATCTGCTACTGATTCCCACCACTGGTAGGTCAAAGTAACAGAAAAATCTTCAATCGCATCATTTGAACCCCAATCAACATCAATTGGAGTGATGTCGGTGGGGAACAATCCTACAAATTTATATTGTTTTAGTGTAGCACCTGCTTTACCGAATTGTGTAACCTGACCATCTACAGTGTAACCTGAAGGTGTCGATGCAATTGGGTTTCGAATATTTAGATTGTGGCTATTGATGCCATTCATCCAACGTTCAAAAGCATTACGAACCACAAAGTCCTCATCATTAATAATTGTTACTGTCCAATCTGCAAAGGTACGATTACCTGCAAACTTTAACTCACGACCAAAGTACGACATAGGAACAGAGTTGACGGTTGAGCCTGGTAATTGTGCAGTCTTACACATGAAAGTCATTTTAGTTTGTGCGTTTCCTGGCAAAGAGAATGCAGGAAACGGCATACTAACCTCAAACAGATTGGGACGAGCACCGTCCCCCTGTAATTGAGAACGGAATTGATTTACATTAAATGCCATTTATTTTCTCCTGTTTCTCTCTATTTAGAACTTCCCTACAACTTCATTGAACGATACGCCAGTACGGACTGCGACAAAGTTCAGTTGAATGAAGTTGATGGAACGTGCTGGTTTAATATAAATGTCACCAATAAATTGATTCGAATCAATAACTTGTCCTGTGTTGTTTGTTTCGTCACAAACAACACGGAAGTCAGTGATACCACGGCGACCTTGTACATCACGCAGGAATGGTTCTACGATTGCCACAAACTGAGCACGTGTAAATTGATCATTGAATTCAAACAGTGAGAAA